GCTGTCATCATGTCGGATATTTTATTTCGCTCCGCCTTTGCCTTTAACATATAAGTATCCAAAAGCGTATCCCTTACCTTATCCATTACGTCGGCCTGATCTCTTAATGCCTGCGCTGTTCCTGCGGCAACAACCCAGGGGTCGTGAATCATCATAAATCCATTCGCGGCGATTGAAATCTCATCACCGGCCATTGCAATAATCGAAGCAATGGAGGCTGCGATGCCATCAATAGACACGCTGATCCGCGCTGGGTTTTTCTTTAACGTATTGTAAATAGCGATTCCATCAAATACCGATCCACCGTATGAGTTTAATCTTACGTTGATATCTTTTACATTACCGAGTTTTTTAACTTCATCGGCAAATGTTTTTGCGGAAATTCCGCCTAGCCAACCTTCCCCAATATCGTCATAGATAAGGATTTCGGCACTGTCGCCTTTGGCTTTAATTTCAAATTTATTCATATTCTTTTCCTGTACATTAAAACAGTTTGAATGAGTTTTTCCGCTACGGATTCGGATCGGCTTTCAGCGTCTAAATAGGCTTCGTTGTCATATACCTTCAATGCTTGAGCGCGGCTTATCTCTATATGTTTATCCGTGTAAATCTTTGCCGCTTCAACTGCGTTCTCTTCATCAATCCCAACGGCTTTTAACGCATGTCTTAAGCGGTTCTCAATTTCTTGATTAACTTTAATTCGGTGTCCACCTAAAAACCCTGAAATACGCTCTATGAATTCCTGCCGGTCATAACGGGATTTAAGGTCATTTATCCTGTTATCTTCCCTCTGGATGAGTTTCTGCAATTGGTTTTGTATTAATATCTTATGCGCGGATATATCTTCAGGTTCAGCAGGTTTTTCCTGTTCTTCTCCCGCTTTATCAATAGTAGTAAGATTCAATTGAACAAACCGCTTATCCCCAGCAGGGCCGATTCCATTGCGATCTTCTAATTCTAAAATATCATTCGTAGAGTAAACGGCCATATCCCACATGGCACGATACCAGGCTGACCGTGACGCTGCGTCGCCTCGCAATAAGGCTGAGGTATTAATCTTGGTATAATTTTTATAATTCTGTTCGCCGAATAGTTTCCAGTCGGCTTCTTGTTCTAAATTAGTAATCCAGGGGATAAGAGATTCATCGACGTAATTAATACTGAGTTGTTCAACGTTGTTAAATGTCATTCTAAGCAGGTGCCCCACTTTGTGAGGCGGAACCCTAAACCATCGGCAAATGACTTCAACCTGATTTTGTTGTGACTCCGTAAATTGTCCTTTATCTGGCTCTACTCCGATGGGTGTGTATCTCATGCCTGCATCAAGAATTTCAACGCCAAACGCTTTCCCTGGTCCTTTATGTGTGTTGTTGAAGGTCTTTTTAAGATTCTTTTTACCTTCTGTGTCTAATGTCGATTCATCTGGAATTTCAATCACGCCGCCCAATTGCGCACCATTTCCAAAAAATGACGCGCCGAATTCTTCCAAAGAAATACTTAATCCAATACTTCTAGCAGCAAGCGAAACAATAGAATGACCTACAATCCCGTCAGCCGAAATGCTCTGAATGTGAAACATATTGTCCGCATCAATCACAGTATTCGGACCACTTGAATTACTTACGTCGTAATAAAGACGCCCCGTTTCCCTGCTTCTCACCGCCTCAACACGATCAGATTGCATTTGCCAAAGTTCAGCCGGGCGATTTGCGCGGTCCCTCACTATCTCGGCATAGCCATTGCCCCATGTCTGCGCGTGAAGCAATAATGAGGATCGGAAGCTATAGGCTTTTGTCTCTGGATTTGGCCTTCGATTTAATAACGTTTCTACCTGACTCGAAGGCTGGCGCTCTCTGGTATTGGTTCCAGTTCTTAAAAATACATGCCACGGAAGTTTTGCGATATCTTCGGCGATAACCCGTATACAAGCAAATACTGCCGCTGACTGTAACGCCGTATCATGATCGATATATATTCCGGCCTTGGTCTGAGGTACATTAAATCGTTTCCAAAACTCATTCTTTTTCGCTATTGGCGTGTTGAATATTTTCTGCAATAGGCTCATTTATCGCGCCTTTGACCCCAAGTATGAGTAATGCGATTCCAAGTATAATAAGCGCGAATGGCCAGCCAAAAGCCGCCCATACCCCCGCGCACAGTGATAGCAATCCAATTGCTGCAATAATGTCATAGATCATTTAAAGCCATTGAGTTATAAATTGATTTCGATTTAGGTTTATAATTTAACGCTCGGTTTAAAGCCATCAAATGAGCGATAACGCCGTCAATTTTATTTCTTTCCTGTTCTTTGCGAGGATAGACATTATCCTTCGCGTCCTCTTTGGCAACCACATTGGAAACCATCCAGCTCATGATCGGATCACCATTATGAATAATTCTCTTATCTTTCATTAACCCATCTAATTCTTTCATGGGTTCGCTGAAGTTTAAAACTGTGGGCCTGACCTCAATGCATTTAACCCCTTCCTTCATGAGTTCAGTGACTAACATTGTCGCTTGATGAGGATCGTAGGCTACTTCATCAATTTGATATTTTGAGGATAAATCTAAAATATCACTCTTAATCTCGTTAAAATCAATAATATTACCTTCGGTAATCGTTAACCATCCATCCGCCGCCCAACCTCGATAATGTTCGTTTTCTTTGGGTTCTAAAGCAGCCTCTGGAAGATAATATTTACCAAATCGAACATATTTACCATCTAACGGAAAAATTAACTCTAAAGCAGCAATATCAACTTTAGATGCGAGGTCCATCCCTACAAAACACAATTCGCCTTCATAATCCTCAAGGCGAGTATCTTGTTTACATGCCTTCCACCATTCCACATTGTAATAAGCTTCGCGCGCGCCTACCCAAATGTTTAAGTGTTTAGTTTTGAAAACTCCCTGTTTTCGAGAATTATTAATCGCATCTTGTAACCGGGATTGAAGAAACTCGCTCGAAACCGAAACATCATAATTCGGATTGGCTTTTTTTAATGCCTCAACCGTGTCCCATTGGTCGGTGTCATCAATGGTATAGATCAATGCAAAAAGTTCGTCATTAGTTTGTTCACCACTTAAAACCCGCTCAGATTCTTTTTGTAATGCGTAACAAGGACCGGCCATGTTATCGCCCGCTGTAGTAATCATGAGCATTAACGGCTGTTCTCTGGCCCCCATACCAGTTTCCATTGTGTCATAAAGTCGGTCAGTATCATGTTCGTGATACTCGTCAACAATCGCACAAGAAGGACTAGCCCCATCCCCAGGATCGCCGATAATCGGCTCAAATCGGGAACCATTACGCGGGATAACAATGCTTTTGGCGTTGACCTCTACCCCGTAATGGGCTCTGAATTCATCTTGTTTTAACGCCATCAACCTGGCAGGTCGGAATACTTCCCAAGCTTGCTTTTCGGTAGTCGCCCCGGAATAGACTTCTGCCCCGTATTCATCATCAGCGGTAAGCATGGCATTGCCTACTCGCGCGGCAACATCGCTTTTCCCGTTTTTCCTCGGCACAAATAGGAAAGCTTTTCGATATCGTCTTAAACCATCCTTCTTCCGGATCCACCCAAAGATGTTACAAATGAAAAAACATTGCCAATCTTCAAGCTCGAAAGGAATAGACTTGGCCGCCCACTTCCCTTTGGTATGAGGGAATAATTCAATAAACTTCGCTTTTCTGTGGGCTTTTTCCGCATCATACCTGAACGGAAAATCGTCATTCTCTTGTTTTTTTAAATCATCTTCAAATCGCTGGCAAGCTAATCGAATCCATTTACACGCGGAAATCTTGACACTTAAAATATTAGAGGCGTATCGTTTCGCTTTGTCGGTATATGTCATAATCCTTCAAAAGCGGATTTCTTCTTATTAGCGTCCCCTACGTTAATCCGGGCCCTATCTGCTGGCGACATACCCAAATGAGATAGACAGGTTAACAAATGCGTCCGCTCACTAGAATTGATCGTCCCCACCCTAAACTTAACCATTAGATCACAAGTTAGTTCCAGCCAATATCGATCCGTGTTCATCAATACCCCGTTCGGGAGAATCTCAACTAACTCATTCCAAATCCCTGCATCATCCAAAGGTTTATCTACAGGATATTCGCCAATGCCATCCGTAGGTTGCATAAGATTCTGCGGACGGCGTTGAGGGTTCTTATCGTAAGCGCCTTTCAGTTCTAATAGCTCAGGAGCCTTTTTAATCGCTGGCATACATATAAGTCTTTGATTTAGTTTAATGAATTGTGGATGTAAAATTGTGAC